GGTGGAGATGCAGTTGGTGTTACAAGTGCAACAGAAAAATATAATGGTTCTACATGGACAGCTTCTGGAAATTTAAATACTGCAAGAAGAGTTTTAGTGGCTGGTGTTGGTATTCAAACAGCTGGATTAATATTTGGAGGATTTAATCCACCAACATATTATGCAAATACAGAATCTTTTAATGGTTCTACTTGGACTAATGTTAATTCAATGAATACTGCAAGATCAGGACTTCTTGAAATAGGAACTCAAACAGCAGCTATTGCTGCATCTGGCTATACTGGAACAGCTAATACAAATGCTACAGAATCTTATAATGGTTCTACATGGACAACAGTTAATTCTATGAACACGGCAAGAAGAGTTCTTAATGGAGCAGGAACTCAAACAGCAGGATTAGCATTTGGTGGTTTTTCTACTGCAAATACTGGAGCTACAGAAACTTGGAACGGAACAAGTTGGACATCTAATCCAACTGGATTAGCTACAGTTAGATATGGATTATCTGGAGCAGGATCACAAACTGCAGCAGTTGCTTTTGGAGGAAATACTCCTACTGTAACAGGTGCCACAGAAGAATGGAACTTCGGTGTCTATTCGTACAGCGCGGCTGCCTGGGCGAGCGGCGGGAATTTAAATACGGCGAGAGGTTTAAGACTTGGAGGAGTAGGAACACAAACTGCAAGCCTTGCTTATGGAGGATCTCCTGATAATTCAGCAAGTACAAATGCAAATGAATCTTATAATGGAACAAGTTGGACAACTATTCCAGCTACATTAAATACTAGTAAATATTGGATAGGAAGTATTGGAACTCAAACAGCTGCGATTGCAGCATCTGGTTATACAGGAACAGCAAATACAAATACAACTGAATCTTATAATGGAACAAGTTGGACAACAGTTAATGCAGTTAATAATGCAAGAAGAGATAGTATGTCTTTCGGTATTCAAACAGCTGGAATAATGGCTGGAGGAAACGTTGGTGCACCTACTTTTGTAAGTGCTTTAGTTGAATCTTGGAATGGAACTTCTTGGACAGCATCTACTGCATTACCAGCAGTAAGAGAAGGTGGTGGATCAGCAGGAATTCAAACAGCAGGTTTAGTATTTGGTGGAACAAGTCCAAACGTAGCTACTTCATCTAGTTTAAGTTGGAATGGATCTGCTTGGACTTCTACTCCTTCTTTAAATACAGCAAGACAATATTTAGCTGGTTGTGGAACACAAACAGCAGCATTAGGTTTTGGTGGTGGACCTCCTTTTACAGGAGTTACAGAAACATTTAATGGAACATCATGGACTAATTATCCTACTATGGCAACAGCTAGATATACTTTAGCAGGAGCAGGATCACAACCATTAGCATTAGCTTTTGGTGGTGGTAATCCATCTCCATTAGCAAACACAGAAGAATTTACAGGAGAAGTAGCAACAGCTTCTTCCAAAACCTTGACAACATCATAGTAAAGTACTATATCTCTAACTGAATGACAGAGAAGAGAAATATAAAGAGCTTAATTCAGCAAGAAGAATTACATCTAAATAATTTATTAGAGCCAGAAGATTTATCATCATTCAAAGGAATGGTTGAAGAACTTCGTGATACGTGGACTAAAAAACAAATATTTAGAACTGAAACAGAAATGAAAGTTGCTGTTTTAGATGATGGTCGTTATCCAACACGAGCTTCTAAATACTGGCAATGTGTTAGAGAACAAAACGTATTTCTTGAAAATTTAATGTCATTATCATTTGATTACAGACGTAATGAAGCAAAGATTAAACAATTAGAAAAGAAGTTAGAAATTGAAACTGATGAATATAAAAAAGAATTATATCAAATAGATTTAGATGAAAAAGTATATGGTAAGGCAAATATGGAATTAGTTGCAAGAGATAGATTAAGAGAGATTAAACTATGGTCTAAATTTAAAGCTGAATATGACGATGGTTCATTTGATACTAAAAATGTAAATTCTCATCAATTTGAATCTTTATCTCAAATCATGGAACATAAAAAGAATTCAATTACACCAGGCTCATCTCAAGCTGAAGTATTCAATGTGCTTTCACAAGTAGACACTATAGACAGAATCAAGAAAGAAAAACTACTAGCTAATGACACAAAAGAACAATTACCATTTGGAAAGCAATCCTCATAAAAAGATATTCTTTTTATTAGCGTTGCCACGATCCGGTAACACTTTATTTGGTTCTATAATGAATCAAAATAAAGACATAGCAGTGACTGCTAATTCTATTACATTAGAGATTATGAAAGATATTTATCTTCTTAAAGAAACCGATGTATTTCAAAACTATCCAGATCATAAATCATTAGATAACGTATTGTTTTCTGTCTACAACACTTATTATAAAGATTGGAATTATAAGTATATTATAGACAGAGGTCCTGTAATGACACCAGGAAATCTAATGTTAATGAAACAACATTTAGGTCAACCTATAAAGTGCATTGTTATTTGGAGAGATCTATTAGATGTTCTTGCATCTTATGTTAAATGGTTTGAAACAGAACCTTCTGCATTTCCTAATAAATATGGAAAGAAAACAATAGAAGAAAAACTTTGGATGCTGATGAATGTAGATGGTGCAATTGCAAAAGATTTAATAGCAATAGAAAATGCATTAAGACCAGAACATAAACATATGTGTCATTTTCTTAAATACGATGAATTAGTAAATGATACGGAAAATCAAATAAATAAAATATATGACTTTTTAGAAATACCTAGATTTAATCACAACTTAAAAAGCTTGAATCAATTTAAAGTTAATGGTATAGGTTATGACGATAAAGTGGTTGGAAATAGAATGCATACTATTAGAGAAGAGATTAGAAAGGAATCAAATCCTTACCGAGCAATGATACCTGAAAGTATCGTACGCGCGTATGGACATATTGTATTATGAAAATTTTAATATTTGGATTACCTGGATCTGGTAAAACTACATTTGCAAAGAAATTAGTTGAAAATAAAAAGATACCACATTTCAATGCTGATGAGATTAGAAAGTTATTTGAAGATTGGGATTTTACAGAAAATGGTAGAAGACGCCAAGCAAATCGTATGATGACTATGTGTGATCTTGCAGTTAACCATGTTGTTATAGACTTTGTATGTCCATTTGAATCTTATAGATCTTTCTATGATATGAAAATTTGGATGAATACAATTGATAAAGGAAGATTTGAAGATACGAATAAAGTATTTGAGAAACCTAAAAAAGTAGATTTTGAGATAAAAGATTTTAATTACGATAACATTATAAAGGAGATACATGATAGACTACTCTAAACCCACAGCACAGATGTTAGGAAGATGGCAACCATTTCACGATGGACATTTAGCTTTATTTAAAGAGATATTAAAGAAGACTGGCCAAGTTTGTATTATGGTTAGAGATCAAGTTACTACAAAAGATAATCCATTCGTATTTGATGAAATCAAACAACGAATTGAAGAAAAACTTAAAGATTACACAGGTCAATTTGAAGTTATAAAAGTTCCTAATATTACAAATATTTGTTATGGTAGAGGTGTTGGTTACAAGATTGAAGAGATTGTATTGCCAAAAGAAATACAAGAAATATCTGCTACTAAAATTAGAAAAGAGATGGGACTATGAACTTTAACTTTACATTTTTAGGACAATCTATTTTGCGTTATGAAACTCCTTTAGATATATTTCATGCAGTTAATCAAACGTATGAAGAAAAATTTAATACATTAGAACCAGCTAATAAACAATTAGTAGGTAAGATTAAAAAAGAACATTCTTTATTTTATAATGGGGATGACACTAGCAAAATGTTGAGACATAATATGTTACCTAAAAATGTAATAGATTGGTTTATGTCTATGTTTCATCATTATTTAGAATTCAATCATATTAGAAATTATCAAACACATTTAAATTCAATTTGGGTGAACGAAATGGTAGCTCACGAGTACAATCCTTGTCATATACATAATGGAAATTTATTTACTGGTTTATCTTCTGTAATGATTTTAAAACTTCCAAACACTTATGGAATTGAATATTCTGCAGCTGAATCTCCACAAAATGGAAAACTTCAATTATTAGGTTCTTCTTCAGGACAATTTGCTAAAGTTGATTATGAACCACCTATGAAATTAAGAGACTTTTATGTGTTTCCATATGATATGAGACACTGTGTATATCCATTCAATAATACAACAGATACTAGAAGAACACTTGCAGCTAACTGTGATGTTCTTTATAATCCTGTACAAAATCGCGGGGCACAATGATTCCTTTTACATATTTAGTAAAACACGTACCTACCAATAGATATTATTACGGAGTTAAATATAAAAAAGGTTGTCATCCAAATGATTTATGGACTAAATATTTTACTTCATCTAAAAAAGTAAAAGGTTTAATTAGAAAATATGGAAAAAAATCATTTATATTTGAAATAAGAAAAACATTTAAAACAGCTCAACAAGCAGTTAATTGGGAATATAAAGTATTAAAAAGAATGAAAGTTATACACAGAGATGATTTTTTAAATCAATCAGATAACCAACGTATAGATTCTAAATTATTAAGTAAAATCAGAAAAGGAAAAGGTAATCCAATGTATGGTAAAAAATTAACAAAAGAACATATAAGAAAAATTATAGATTCTTTAGTTAATAGATATAAAAAAATGCCACATCATTCTATAGGTAGAAAAACTTCTTTAAAACAAAAAAGATTTTTAAGCAAATTAAATAGTGGAAAAAAGAATCCTATGTATGGTAAAAAACTTTCTAAAGAAGCTAGGAAGAAAATGTCAATTGCTAAATATAGACACTGGAGAAAGGTAAAAGCAGCATGACTTTAATTTTAGAACCGCGCTGGAAATCGTTAATAGTAGAAACAACGACTCCATTATTTACACCAGAACAATGTCAATTAATTATAAACGCAGGTAGAGCAGAACCTGTTGAAAATGGACAAGTTGGAGGTGGATCTAAAGGTGTAGTAGATACTAAAACTAGAACATCTCACATTAGTTGGATTCCATTTAATAAGATGCCTGAAATGTATGCAACATTAGAACGTGTTATGAAACAAACTAATGGTAATCATTTTGGATTTGAAGGAATGCAAATTACAGAACCAGCACAATATACAGAATATCCTGAAGGTGGATTTTATGATTGGCATATAGATTCAGATGTTAATTGTGCAAATGAACCTCCTGTACGTAAAATATCTATGACATGTTTATTATCAAATGAATCAGAGTTTGAAGGTGGTGGATTAGAACTTATGTCAGACGGAAAGATTGCAAGACCTAAACAAGGACAAGCTATCTTCTTTGCAAGTTATATAAGACACAGAGTAATACCAATAACTAAAGGTACACGAAAATCACTTGTAATGTGGTTCGGCGGTACTCCATTTAAATAATGAATAGAGAATTATATTTTGCAACCCCTATTTATGTTAAAGATATTGGATCACAAGAATTCAATAATAGACTAGAACAGAATATCATTAACTGGTCAAATCAAGATAAAGGTTTAACTAGAACTAATATGAATGGATGGCATTCAACAGATGATATGCATACAAAACCAGAATATAAAGAATTAGTTGATTTATTATTTCAAGCACAATTACATATTTACAAAGATCAAAATTTAGATTCAGAACCATTTTTAGGTAATATGTGGGCAAACATTAATCCACCAGGTGGATATAATAGACCACACATGCATCCTAATTCATTATGGTCTGGAGTATATTATGTAAAGACTCCAAAGAATTGCGGACATTTAAAAGTAGAAGATCCAAAGTCTGTATCTTTAATGTCTATGCCAAGAAGAAAAGACGGACCAATAGATTCACATCTTTGGAGAGAAGTTCACTTTGAACCAGTTGCAGGAAGATTAATTATGTTTCCAAGCTGGCTTAACCATTGTGTAGATCCAAATCAATCTAATGATATTAGAATTTCAGTATCTTTTAACTTCATGCAAAAGTGTATGATTACATGAGCTTTCAACAAAACAAATATCAAGTAATTAAAAAAGCAATACCATACGATCTTGCTAATTTTATATTTAACTATTTCCTACTTAAAAGAGACGCTGTTAATTATCTATATGCAAATAATTTAGTAGCGGAAAACGGGATGCTAGGAACGTGGAAAGATCAACAAGTTCCAAATGTATATTCTCATTATGCAGACTTTGTTATGGAAACATTACTAATGAAAGTAATGCCTATAATGAAACAACAAACTAATCTTAATTTAATACCTACATACTCGTACGCACGTGTGTATGAGAAAGGATCTATTTTAAAAAGACATAAGGATAGACCATCTTGTGAGATATCTACAACATTAAATCTAGGTGGAGACTCTTGGCCCATATTTATTGATCCAACAGGAAGTAATAATGTAATTGATGAATATAAGAATATAATGAAACCAGATGCACCAAAAGGCATAAGAGTAGATCTAGAACCAGGTGATATGTTAGTATATTCAGGTTGTGAATTAGAACATTGGAGAGATGAGTTTCAAGGCAATATTTGTGCTCAAGTTTTCTTGCATTATAACCATGTAAATGGACAGTTTGCAGATTCCAATTTATATGATAAAAGACCTCTATTAGGATTACCACCTTTTACTAAAAAATAGTATAAATCAACAAATTTGGTGGTATAAGTAAGCTTATGCCAATTACAAAAGTTAAATTTCCACGTCCCGGTATTAATAAACAAGACACCGTTTACGGAGCGGAAGGCGGTTGGACTGATTGCGATAATATGCGATTCCGTTATGGAATCCCTGAAAAGATAGGTGGCTGGCAAAACGTTGCACCACCATTACATCTTATTGGTGTTGCAAGAGATATACACAAC